TTCCCAGTCACGATCAAGGCTTGATAGTTATTAGCTACAGTTTGGTTAGTAACACTTAAATCTGCGGATACTTTGTTAATACTTCCAGTTAACTTTCCATCCAAAGAGGCATCAGCTGCTTGATATTCAGAACGAAGTTGTGTGACATTAGATGCCAAAGACCCTTCTAGGTTTGCAACCGTCTGATTAGTAATAGCAAGAGCAGCAGCAGCCTCAGCAGCCACTTTATCAGCTTTCCCTTGTGCATCAGCAGCAGCAGCATTGGCCACAGCCGTATCAGCAGCTTTGTATTCTGCCCGTAACTCGGTCACATTAGTAGCAACAGACCCTTCTAAATTTGCAACCGTCTGATTAGTAATATCGATACGGGCATTAGCATCCACAACGCCCTGCTTTACTCCATCAACATCTGTCTGTACACCACTCAGCTTACTCTCCAGCTCAGTCTTATTGGTAGCCACAGTTTGTGTAAGATCAGTTACGACTTGATTAGTGATAGTGATCTTTGAAGTGTTTTCACCAATAGCAGCTTCAAGCTTCTTAGACTCTTCAGCTAATGCAAGATTCGTCTCTGCTATTGCGAGCTTATTCTCTTGTATTATTGCTTTAGATTCACCAATTTCCACTTTTATTTCATCTATTTGGTGTTTTATACCATCAGTGCCTGGATTTGTACGTTGGACGTAGATTTTTGATACTGCTAAATATAAAAGCTCATGACCTGCTTCCCAAGTCTTTCCATCAAACACATGGGTGACACCACAGCTCACAATAACATCCCAAGTAGAATTCTCTTCTTCAGGGTCTGGGTACTTATCAGAGCATGCATCCCATTGACCTTTGAAAATAGAACCTGGAACAAGCTTATCAACAATCTGACGTTCTTGCTCCATGTACATAGAAATATCGGCAAGCTCTCTCTCTACACTAGCTTTTAGATTCTCAGTGTTAGATTGGTCTAGGAAGCGAGGAAGATAAGTCTTCCCCGGATGCTTCTTGTTAATATCACGAGGCTCCTTCTTAATAGCCCCCCTTGAATTGGTAATCATCGTGTACCCTCCATAAAGTACCTGATATCTAAACCAGTCAAACTCCAATCCCCCTCATTCGTATCCACAATTTTTACGGCCACATATCTTTCATTCGTAAAGCAATCTATTTTATGATCTTCCCCAATTACGAATAAACTCCCCCCATCCCAGTGAGGAGATGTTTCAGGATCTGCGGCACCTCCTGTATATATCCTGACGACACCTTTCCCAGTAAACTGAGGGTATACAGCTTTAAGAAATTTATGTCTAAAAGTTTCACCCTCTTGGTCATCAAAATCCAGAGACCTTCTCTCTACATAAGATACCATTGGACGAACCACCTCAGCCCCTTGTTCTGTGAAATAGTGAAAAGTTTCACCCTCATCTAGGATATAAAATTTACCAAAGGCACTAGCTCCGTATATTAATTGTTTCTTGAAAGTCTTACCAAACTCCTCCCAGACCTCATGTTCATGGTAGGGATTGTCCCATAAGTCATGACATCCTTCAGGGATTATGGAGTCGTGTTCAGGAGTAGCTTCAGTACCACAGTACTGGGCCCAGTTTCGAGTGTCAAGTGTCTGAGGGAGTCCTAGGTTTATATCATACACACTAGGCAATTCGTAGAAAGTCCAAGTGTCATATTCCCAGTTCCATACAGCAGCTTTTGTACAAGCCCAGCTTATCTTTCTCTTGCCCACAGTTTGTGATTGGATATCAGTGCCTGGGCCAGGATAACAAACCCAAATCTCCTTCTTAGGCTCTAGGGAGAAAACTTTTGTTGCTTTAGGGTTAACTGAAGAGATGTCGTCAAACAGAAACTCCTTCAACCGACCTGTTACTATAGATTTTCTATTAGATCCATTGTGGACGAAAATATCCGTCTCTGATACTACAAAGTGCTGTCCTTCAAATTCAGTAACACACTCTGGTGCCAGTATGCCAGAATCACTGAAGAGTTTACGCCAGTTGAAGATGTAATCACCACCAACATAGTCCATAATAAATGTGTCTCTATCAGTGTAGATAATAAAACTATCTCTCAATGGGCATCCGTCAATAATTTTACCAATCGAGTTGGACAGGTCATTAAAACCACCATCCTTATTGGGATCATCTTCGTACCAGTTAGTAGGAAGGTCATTTACATAAGACACATCAGACCATCGAATTCTTTGAGGATACTCTGAAGCACCTTCGATCATGCCTAAAGCAATCAGGTAGTTTTTAAATGCTCGGATTCTTTGGGTTTTCCAGTTTTGTGGCTGATAATTATATACAGGTTTACCATCGTCATCGTATGATACAGGTTTCCGAGGCCTACCCCATTCAGGGAGTGTTGCAAAATTTGCCTCATTGGGCCTCAACCCTTGAGGGTTATTAAGTTCATTACACATGATCATGGAATTTGATAAGGTAGTGTAGTACCAAGTATTGTCAGGACTTGCCTCGTAAATTTCAAAAGATCCATCATCTTTCTTGGCGCTGATATTTTCGTGAATACCTCCGTAGATTCGCCATATAGAATCTTTTGTCCCATAAATAAGCTCTTCTTGGTTAGATCTTTGGACAATAGAGAGTGGAATAGTATCCTCTGGCATCCTCTCATCAAGAGCTACAAGGTTTCCCCCAAACTTCTTAACCCGTCCACCAAAAAATCTGACATTATTTGCATCAGACCATACGTCAGGAGGTAATTCGAATGGGGGCAAATCTTTGATAACCCCCTTACCACCTAATGCCCTCATTCGATAAAGTGCCATAAATACCTCTTAAGCTGTTCTTCGCCAAATATTTACACCAATATATGGCATCATATTGTTCATTGCAACATTTCCACCAGTAGCACCAGTGGTACCAGACAGGGTACCTGTGTGAGTGTGGGAACCTCCTTCATATGTTTCATGTGTACCATCCCACTGCATATAAGCTTGGTCTGGGCCATTCCTAACATTTCTATAAATAGAGCCTTGTGTTTTGTGGGAATGCTCTCCCCCAGGAGCTATTGTCACTTGTAAACCATCTCCGCTGTGAGTGTGAGATGGCAGGTTCTCAGTGGAGATGTTTTCATTATAATTGCCCCCTTTAGTATTGAGGGTAATAATTTTAGCAGTACCTGACTCATCTTTATCAGAACCAGTACCGATAATAACACGGCCTGTTGCAAATTTCTCCCAGGTGCCTAGTCCAAAAATGTCTGCAGGGTTTCTAGTATCCATAGTCATGTAAATAGATCCGACTGGCCAAGAGAACCCTACACCTTCTTTCTGGACAAACTGTTTATTAGCCGCGTCAGTATTATCCACAGGATCAGAAACGCCTTTAACTATATTACTGCCCATATTGATCAACTTTTTATCAGCGACTGTTAAATTGCCTTTCAGGGTGAAAGTTTCTGCAGTGGTATCAACCATACCATCAATATGATTAAGCTTTTCAGAAGAAATATTGACAGTACGATTGAACCCAGGGAGTGTGTTTTTCAGAACACCCTTAATCAGCCGCATATGATCATCACCCTCTTTTAAGAGGTCATTCCTTCTAGGATATGCTTCGTTTAATTCTGTGATAAACTTAGCATTAGTTTCGACTGACATTGATTACCCCCTATTAGATCTCTCGACTGCCTTGATAAGAGTACGTAGAGTTTCTTCTTGTACCGCCAAATTCTTATCTAATTTGGTGATCAACTCTTTCATCTGTTTTTGCTGGATGGCCATATCACTGTAACGGTCAACATTGACTTTGAGTAATTGAACATCTACATACAAACCAATGCACATCCCTAACAAGGGGACACATAGCGCCGATGTAACTCCCAGCAACCAATTCTTAACTGTCTCACTCATCTTACCTCCGTGAGTAGAGGGGCCGTAGCCCCATCTTCACTACTATTTACCCTCTAATTGCTCTACACGAGCGGTTAATGAATCAACCAAAGCTTTAAGTTCTTTGATAGCTTCGTTTTGCACAGCAATAATTGCCATTGAATCAATGAACAAACGGTCTTTCTCTGGGTCGTGAACTTCATCTGTTGTATCAGTTTGAACACTTACCGCTTCTGGAATAATTGCCTGCACATCTTGAGCAACGAAACCAAGGCATGTTTTACCTTCGTTGATTTTGTATTCAAAAGCCGCAGATTTTAGATTACAAACCTTATCCAAATAAGAAACGGTGTTCTTAATTTTTGGGTTATCAAGGTAATCAATCTTGTCTTTGAATCGCTTATCAGAACCAGTATGCCAACCACCAACAGCAAAACCTTGACCATGAGCGTCGAACTGGAAGTTGTTATAACCACTCCCCACATGCAATGAAACATTAGTACTATTTACATCATCATTAGGACAATGTACTCCCATAGCTGCCAAATGATGAGAACCCCAGTTTGTGGCCTTCCAGATGGTGTGTGCAGCAGTAGCTGCTTGCTGGCAATCAACTTGTAATGCACTAGGCAATTGTCTCCAACGATCCCATGTACCACCGGAAACTCCTCCACGGAAAGAGGATGCCCCTTCATCACCGCCTCCATAAATATGCCCAGTAGAAACTCCATAGTTACCATCACCATCTACTGTTAATTTACAATCCATACGCCACTGACGGACGTTCGGATCTGCATACATGTGGATTCGATTACCAGCAGCAATATCAGCGGAGATATGACGACGTAAACCAGTTGCATCGAAATTCAAATCACCGTATAACTTTGCGCGTGTCATGTGTGTTGTGTCGCCATTATCAATTTGAAATGGTATTGATTGATGCGCACTGTTTTGATAACGATTGATTGTCAAATAACCAGTTGCACTTTGTTCTCCGAGTGACCAACCAACACCACCAATTGTTTGCCGATTGACGTTAAAGCAAATATATTTGTCTGCGCCAATGTGAATATCGTTTTCGGCATCAAGAAAACCAGCAGCAGATAAACCATGTCCGGCACGAACAGAACCGTCTTCCATAAACCCAACCGGATATTTCCATTCACCCGCAGCATTTCTATAAGCAATATCAACCACACCTGTGCTATGTATTTCCATTTGCAACTGACGATTACCAACACCTTTAATGCCTACACACCCTGTTGCACCAGAGGCAGCAACATCGCTTGTAATATTACCAGCAGCGCTCAATGGCGTATTAACACCAACAATATTATCGTGCAGGTTTATGGCTGTACCTGTTGCGTATGAATGAAGACTGATTGTGTTATGCGCATCACCTTTACCCAGATACCAGTTAGGAGCGCCAGCAATCGTGCTTAGAATGTAACTAGCCGCTCCAGCATCAGAAGCAATTGTAAGTCCTGCACTATTTGCATAAGTCTGTAATGGCTTATTGAATGCAATTAATGGCCTGTCTGTGTAAATGTGAGTAGCACCAGTGTTTTTAGCACCAATTTCAACAGTACCATTGACTGTTTGAATACATACACTCTGATTTCCTGCATCACCACGTGCATCTAGACGTACATCAAAATCAGCAGTGCTACCCGTATCGTGCATATCGATGTATTTTCCAGCTTCCATAACACCAACGTTTGAAATGCGTGGGATTTTGTTAATAATATTGGCCCACTCATTTGTTTGATTTATATCACCTTCATGGATAACACGTTTAGTGCCATTATCTGCATAAAAATTTTTAGCATTCACATTTGAATATTGACCCAGTTGAGCTTTTCCATTAGAGAAGTGGTAAGTACTAATCTCCGAAGCTCCAGCCTTTCTAAATCCAAAGTAAAAATCAGGGGTTCTTGAGGGGAAGTTAAGTTCATTCCCATTCTCAACACCTAACCCACCGAAATCAGCAAGGGTAGGGCGATAAGATCTATCGTTATAGAACTGAGAGACTGTACCATCAGCTGATACGGCATATAGGCGACCTTCTTTAGAGTGTAGTTTAACTGCCTTAGCTCTATCAGCGTTTGAATTTTTTAGAAGAGTGATTTCCGAACCATTCTCCATATCCGCTGCACCAACATCCACATACGTTGGCTTAAAACTTTCACTATAAACCTTTTTGTTCCCGTTAACGAAAACCTCGGCAGGGAATGATGCAGCCCTATCTACAGGATTGATCGTGACTGGGAAAC